AACTTATTGTGACCAGACTTGCTTAACTTTGTGTTCTGTAATTCTAAACGTGCATTATTTAATTTTTTGTAAACTGACATATTAGGCCACCAATAATAAATATAGAAAAATTGAGAGTAAGACTACACCGACAAAGCAAATGCCTTCTATCCATGATGTAATGTCTGTTTTAGGTTTGTGGTTTTTATAATCACGCATTTTGTTCTGCCTCGCTTTCAATAGCAGATATACATACGTTAGCAAATGACTTAGCAAACACAACGAAATCTTGTGCGCTTTGCTCACGGTCTACTTTTCTACCTGCGTTTAAGGAATTGTCGTATGCAATAACCATTGCTTTTAGAGTTTGTGCAATAGCTTCTTGGTCAGCGTAGTCTAGTACGATTGAAAATACATCGTTTGCTGATGCTTGGAGTGTTTCTGTGACACGGTCATAAACACGTTCTTCTGCGTTATCGTAATGATTGTCACGGTCTTGCCAGTCTGGGTCGTTAGTGCAACCTGGGTACCAATCTGCGTTGTAGTCCATTGTATTTCTCCTTACCGTTTCTATTAAGTTAATCGCTTTGTTGCTGCGATGTGTAATAATCGCACATCTAAATTAATAAAGCAATACTTTTTCTACATTTATTTGCATTGATTCCAAGCATGGCCTTCGGATTTATATTTATACTCTTTATAGTTAACATACTCTATTGCTGCTGCTTGAGATTTTTGTATATCTTTTTTTATTTCGTATCTTTCTCTTTTACGTTTTGATGTAGGTTGAACAGCTTTGTTTAATTTTAATAATAATTTAACTATTTTAAATCTTGTAATTAAATCATATTCATCTGTTTTTTCTAAAATTATGGCTATGGATGGATAATATGCTGTTAAATACCCAAATACAGTCATGTTGCTATCCCATGGTTTTGGGTAATGCTTCATATTTGTCATATCATCAAAAGTTAAATTTTTATTTAATTTGCTTAAAAAACGGTTTCTACATTGAGTCATTGTGTCAAATCTATTAACAAAAAATTGATTAGTTAAATGTAATACCCATAATTCATTATCTGTTTTATTTATTGTCATATATTCTCCTACTGTGTCATTTAAATTATTTATTCAACTTACAAGCGTTACAATATATAATAAAAATACAAAAGTAAATACTTTTTATACAAATAGTCAAAATAATTATGAAAATAACGGAACATCAGGAACAAGTAATGCTTATTACATGGTTTAGGCTGCAATACCCAAAATATATCATTTTTGCTATACCTAATGGTGGTGCTAGACATATAGTCACGGCAGTAAAGTTAAAAGCAGAGGGAGTATTGGCTGGCGTACCAGACTTATTCTTAATGGCTGCTAAAGGTGAATGGCACGGTATGTTTATAGAGATGAAGGCCAAGACAGGCAATGTGTCAGATAAACAGAAAGAATTTATGGCTGCCGCTAACGCCATGAACTATAAGACTATAGTTTGCTATGGATTTGATGACGCTAAAACGTCAATAATAAATTACTTGCAAGAATAATTTAGTTAGTTTAAAGTATCACCATCACTTGGCGGTGAACAACTAGTAAGCCTTAGTCAACACTCTGCTGGTACTAGCCAGTCCGCCAACGCCCTTAAAAAAGGCGAGAGTGTTGTCTAGGGCTTTTTTTATGGAGTAAACAAATGAAACTAATGCCTAAAAATTGGGAAAAATTCCAGCACTATAAACACCGCAGCCCACCTTGGATTAAATTGCATCGTGATATTTTAGATGATTTTGATTGGTGGTCATTACCTATTGCTAGCAGGGCGATAGCACCATGTCTTTGGTTGCTAGCATCATGTGAAGAAGATGGTGAGTTTGATGCAACACCAGAAAAGTTAGCTTTTAGATTTAGAATGACTGAAAAAGAAATACAATTAGCTATTAAGCCATTGATAGAAAAAGGATATTTTGTTAGTGCTAGTGACACGCTAGCAGAGTGCTATCAAGATGCTACGTCAGAGAAGAGTAAGAGTAAGAGAAAGAGTAAAGAAGATACAGAGGAGATATTTATTCCTCCAATTGATTCTAAGTTATTAAATGAATGGATATCTGTTCGTAAAAAGAAAAATGCTGTAGATATTACAGAGTTAGTTTGGAAAGGATTATTACGTGAAGCAGGTAAACTTAATTGGACACCAGAACAAGCTGTTGTATATTGCTGTGAAAAAGGATGGGTTAGTTTAGATGCTAGTTGGGTTAAGGACAGACCAAACAAACCAATGAAAGGTTATGGTTTTGTATCTGACGCACAATTTAATGATTGGCTAGAGTCCACACCTACACAAGAAAGGATTGCAAATGAATGATTCCAATAAAAAGCAGTTTTGGGGAATGTTAAATGTTGCAATGGAACTTACTAACAAACCACCATTAACAAAAGAAGCCATCCTTACTTGGTGGAATTTACTATCTAAGTACGAGTATAGCGTAGTAGAGAAAGCAGTAAGCCAATGGGTAGACAGTTCAAGCAAGCCACCAACGCCACATGACATCGCTGGACTATGCAGACCTAAAGAACCTATCTACCAAGCGTTACCACCACCAGTTAGTCATGAAGACAATAAAAAACACGCTGATAAACTAGCTTTGTTTATTCACGAAAGAATTAAGCCAAAGACTGATTACCATGCTTGGGCTAAACGAATACTACGCAATCCACAAAACTTTCCAGATACTTCAGTAGAGGCAGCACGTAAAGTTCTAGGGGATAAATATGATTCGCAATCGTAAGCATTTAGGTTGTTTTGTAAACTTCAGCAATATGCACTTTGACAAAATATCGCCTATGGATTTTGATGCTTTTATGGAGTTTAAGAATAAATTATTTATATTTATTGAAACTAAATACTTAGATGCGCCAATGCCATTTGGTCAACAACTTGCATTAGAAAGACTTTGTGATGCTTGCCAAGACGCAGGTAAAGTTTCTGTTGTGTTTATGACATCGCATAACAACAACTCTGACGAAGACAACATTGACCTTGGTAACTCAATAGTTAGTAAATACCGTTGGGAAAAACAATGGCACATACCAAAGCACAAAGTTACGTTACATGATGCTGTGCTTAAACTAAAAGAGAGATATGTATGAAGTGGGTTGAACAAGACAAGTATCACATAAGTTCTGGTGCATGGACTATAGCCAAATACTTCTCACCTGCAGGAGTTAAGTATGGTCTTAGCAAGATGAACAAAAATCTTGGTTATTACGACACGCTAGAAAAAGCTAAACGAAATGCTAAAGATTAGTTGCATATTTTATACAGCGTATATATAATAAATCCATCAACGACAGAAAGGGTTATATATGACGCACACAGAGTTAAAAGAACTACGCAGCAAAACAGGTTTATCACAAAAAGAGTTTGGAGTTAAGTTGTTTAAGACTAGGGATAGCATTGCTAAATACGAGTCTGGCAAGTTTACGATTCCTGCTTACATGGATATTTTAGTTAAGGCTGTGTTTAGTGACTAAAATTAATAATTTATGATTTTATTTCCAAACAAAAAATATGATGTAATTTATGCAGACCCACCTTGGTCTTATTATAACGATTCTGATGCAAATGTTAATTGCACTACTGTAAAAGGAATGAGAAGACCACCTTACTCAGTAATGTCTTCTAAAAGCATAAAATTATTGCCTGTTAAAAATATAGCAAAAGAAAATGCAATTTTATTGATTTGGACAACAGATTATCATTTGGAAAAATGTATAGAAGTAATAAATGCTTGGGGATTTACATATAAAACTGTAGGATTTTGTTGGTCAAAAAGAAATAAAAACAACACTCCAGTTACTTTTATGGGGGCTTATACCATGAAAAGTGGAGTTGAATTATGTTTGTTGGCAACAAAAGGTAAAAATGCTAGAAAATTATTAAAAAAACACAATGTTCGTGCTTATATTGAAAGCGAAAGACAGCATCATTCTAAAAAACCTGATGAAATTAGAAATAGAATCAATGAATTATTTGGTGATGTTTCTAAAATAGAATTATTTGCTAGAAATAAATATGAAAATTGGGATTCGTGGGGAAATGAAATTTAAAATTTATTAAGAAAACAAAATATATGACTGAGATTACATGTAATGAATTTATAAAGCGCATGAAGGCTGCTGGGTTCACAGGTAAGTTTCGTGCAACAGACGGAACTAGAGTATTTACTGGTGAAATTAAGTCAGAAAAAATTGAAACGGTGGTAGTGGCTACATCTCAAGAGTCACGTAGAAAGATAAAGGATATGTTTCATGGAAGTTAAATCATTCAATATTAGCAGCAGTAACTTGCCTTATTTGTTTGAAAAGATTAAGGCACTAGATTTATCGCTTGGCTACGTATGTAACGTAACAGTCAAATCACACACACGTAACCTAGAACAAAACGCTAGATTATGGAAGCTGTACGGTGCGATTGGCGATTACATTGGCGAATCACCTGACAAAATCCATGAATTAATGGGTTGGAAGTTCTTACGCAGCCAGTCTGTAGTCAATGGCGAAACAATTGAAGTCATTAAGAGTACGACCAAATTATCTACAGCAGAGATGGCTGATTACCAACGTCACGTAGAAATATGGGCTGGTAGTATTGGATTTGTGTTTAATGACCAAGGCTGAGAAACAATACCTTAACCGTGTTGCAGAACTTGGCTGCATTATTTGTCGTATGCCAGCAGAGATACATCACCTACGCACAGGAATGGGTCTAGGAATGAGAAACGATTATAAGAACGCAATACCACTATGTCCAACGCATCATCGGACTGGTGGACACGGAGTAGCTTACCACGCAGGTCGGTTAGCATTTGAGGCCCAATTTGGGTCAGAAATAGAATTATTAGAGAAAGTGAGAAGTTTATTATGATAGTTTTTCGTAAGAAAGTAGACGCATGGGTGGTGACAGCTAGAGATTCAGATTGCCAGATTGTTCACATCGGCGATTATAAGACACAAGACGAAGCCAAGACGGCAGAACAAGCATATAGAGATAAGAAGTTAGCAGAGTCATACGCAAAGCAAGAAACAAAGCTAGACAGACTAGCAAAAGAGATGGTTGCTAGATATAACGTCTACCTAGAGTTTTGTGTACTGCCCAAGACTTTAACTGACATGAAGCAACATTTAGATGCTGATAAAAATACTGCGTCTAATACAATTAAAAGTTTAATGGCTCGTGGTTATTTAAAAAGCATTGTTATTAGCGATACCAGTACACGCAAGTATTATAGCTTTGTCACTATCAAGCTAATGAGTTACGAAGAAGCATTAGAATACGTATCACCAAGAAAATACAAAACCAAGGCTAGTGAAAATGAAGCAACAATTCCTGGTGCAAGGGTAATTAACTTTGATGACAACAAATTGACCAAGCTATACATGAGTCAACGTGCAATAGACAGGGCCAGCATGAAGTCACCTAAGAACTATGTAAGCGGTTCAACAATGTCAGCGAGTGACTGGTAATGAGTGTACTAGACAAACAACACGGTGGTAGTCATTACAAAGGCTTTGCAATACAGCCAGCAGAGTTTTGCTATCGCAATAACATTCCGTACCTAGAGGCCACAGCCATTAAGTATTTATGCAGACATCGGAGTAAGAACAAGCTAGAAGACTTAAAGAAGGCTATGCACTTTATTGAGATGCTAATTGAGTTTGAGTACTCTCAAGAACCGAGCCAATAGTAAAAACCATTAAATAATAGGAACAACATGATTGATTTAAGATTGGGTGATTGCTTAGATGTAATGAAATCTATTCCTAGCGGAAGTATTGATGCAATTATTACAGACCCACCATACGGAACTACTGCTTGCAAATGGGATAGTGTCATACCTTTTGAACCTATGTGGTCAGAATTAAAGCGTATTATTAAACCTAATGGTGCAATTATATTGTTTGGAAGCGAACCATTTGCAAGCAATTTAAGAAT